GTTGTACCCTGTTCCTTCGTCCCCGCCTTCATCAGTAATGCGCATAGTTTCAATGTTATACTCCAAATCAATTTTTTGACCAACGCCGGTCGAGCTTCGAGATTTCATACACTGTATCTGATACTTGCCACGTTCTTTCATAGCACGTGAAGTAAAGATACCAAACACATTGTCTGCTGTGTTAATTTTACTGATACCACCTGAAATATGGCTGTGGTCAAATTCAATTTCTTCCACAGCACTACGATTCAACTGGCTTGCTGTAACCATCAGCACTCCAAGTTCTTTGGCCAAATTACGCAGTTCTTCACTCACATACTTGTCCTTGACAAACAAGTCGTTGGGGCTGACCTTAGCACTCACTGGCATTAACAAGTCCAGGTAGTCAATCATCAGGAAGTCTACTTTAATCCCTGTTTGTATTTGTACTTCTTTGATATAACTGCGGATGTCATTGATGTTGCTTTGCGCTGGCAATGCTTTAACACGATACTGTCCAGATTTTTTAGCAACCAGTTTAACTTTGAGTTCTGTTGTATCAATGTCCTTACGTATGTCTTTTGTTGACATGTTGGTCAGCATTGCATCTGTACGCAAACTAGTAAGTTCCTCACTAAGTTCTAGTGTAATGTACACACCACTCAGTCCTTGTTGTAACCAGTTAAGTGCAATGTTCATCATAACCAAGCTCTTGCCGGAACCAGATCCGCCTGCAAAAATGTTTAGTTCACCACGACTGAATCCACCATACAATAACCGGTCCAATTGTGGCCAGCCTGTAGAAACCTGCCCACCCGAGTTGAAGTATCGGTTAATGCGAGCCGCAGGATCAGCAAAGTAATCTGTGCCCATGTCTTTGGTGAGTGATATTTGTACAGCATCTTTAATAAGTTTTTCAACTGGTTCAAACTCGCCTTTTTCTAACAGGTCTGCACTTTTAAGAATAGCACGTTCAAGTTCTTGACGCTTGGTAAATCCCTCAAACTCGGTCATGAACCAGTCAAAGTGTCCTTCGTTCAAGTCCGGCACTGGTTGCAGTTTGATGCCGGTGGTCGCACTAATCTGCACCTTGTCAGGCATGGTCTTGTGTTTGTCACTGTGCTCTTTAATAAACTCAGCCGCAGGACGCAGACTCCGGTCAAAGTTTTGTGGGTTGTAGATGTTTTGAACACGCACATAACTGCCGGCGTCTTCTAACATCATTTCTAAGAATAATCGTTGGACTTCAAGTCCGTAATCTTTTAACAAGTTGTTTCTTCCTTAGTTCTATTTTAATTCGACTGCTCTCACTCGATTGCATTATAGTTAGCAGTGTTGCTAACTTGCCCCAGAGTTTCACAGCATCGTTGATATCTTTGACACCCGCTGGCCAGTCCGGAATGCTTACTGCCCATCCCAGTTCCACAGCACGATCGATTAATGCCACGCCTGCGGCATCTTGGTCTGGCACCACAACAACATTGCGTCCTAAGCTACGTATTAGTCTTGCTTGGTCATCACTTACTTCGTTGTGCATCACAGCCACACCACTGATACAGAGCGCATCAAAGATACCTTCTGTCACAATCACATTTTGCCAACCTGCTTGCTGTAGGTCTATACCAAACACGTAGCCTTTCTGCATGTCATTGATGTAACGTGGATTACGATCATCCAAGAAACGTACGGTGCTGCCTACCACTTGATTGTTGTACGTAAACGGAACAATTACACCTGCTCGTGTTGTGGCAGATACCATGATGGGATAGTCTTCCGGCACATGCCTGCTACGCAAATATGCCCAATGATCGGGTGTTGCTGGTGTTACAAAATCTGTAAATTCAGGCAAATCTGTTTCCGTAAACTCAATGGGTGCTGTGTTGTTCCACACACGCTGACGGTCTTCAATCATGCCTTCCATGCTACGATGGCGCATGCTTTCAAGATTGATTTGATTGATATCGTTCTCAGGAACACCAATCCATTCCAGCAGGCGTCGTGCTTTGAATCCGATATTGCGGCCTAAAATAAAACTTGCAGTATAGCCACAGTTAAAACACGAATAACTCCACCCTTGATCAGACAATTTAATACCACCACGCCCTCTGCGGTCTGGTGTATTGCCATTATGAATACAACACGGCGCATTGCCAGAAATCCAACCCGATGGGCTTAGTTTAGTTTTTCTTCCTGTTTTCCAATATGAGAGGATGTCAATCAATGCGTATTACTTTCCACAAATTTTCATTTTTTCTTTTAACTAACGGTTGTGCATTATTATAACACTTTCTATACGCCGAGAACAAGCCCCAATACGTTATTTTTAGTTCATCTTTATGTAGTTCGGCAAATTCTTTGAGTCCTAAATTAGTTGTCCATTCTTTGCCATCTGGTGACGTTATTTTATAAGTTCCTTTATGCGAATCGCTTTTACGTTTTTTTGTTTCGGCAGAGTCTTTAGAATTATTATATCTGCGTTTTTGACCAGTACTGCAATTTAATGCCCGTTTTTCTTTCCACTCAGTTGATACATTTTGCCAAAATAGTTTTGCAGAGTCCGAATCATGGCCGTCGCCGCCGGCGGTTACATTATAACCAGTTTGTAACGTTTCATATTTTTGTATCCAGTATTTTTCTCTTTCGTTTAACTCATCCGAAGACCAGTTAATATTTTGTTCTATAATCTTAAATTTCATGTTTACCCACCCATATTTTCGAATGGCTTCGAGGATAGGACGCTTTATGCTTGGAAAATATTTTGCGGCTGATTGATAAAGTATAGACTTTTGAGTTGGGCCAATAGTGCTTTTGCCAACGTATTGTTTGCCGGATGGTGATGTAATAATATAGATGTATTTCATACACCTATTTATCAAATAACAGTTAAAACAAATTAACGGTACTTCAAGTTTACCACACGTCCTGTGGAAACAAGTACCTGCACTGACTGCATGGTAGGAGGAACTGGGCGATATCCAGAACCACCGGATATCAGTGTAATGCCACTGATTGAACTGCCCGATATACTGGCAGTGGCCACAGCACCTGCGCCTTCACCCACAAACTCAATCAGGGGCGGAGCCAAATAACCAAAACCTGGGTTAGAAACAGTGACTCCTGTGACAATGCCGTTGGCCACTGTGGCAGTGGCTTGACCGGGATTGCCCATTGCTTGACCATTTGTACCAGTGGTGTATATGCTGTTGTTGAAACACAAACGCAACAACGGATGCCATCCAATCACGTTCATGAAAATGGTTTCGGTTCTGTTTAGGTACTGAGTAGATTCTGTAACATTGTACCAGATACTCTGATAGTTTTCTGCGGCCTGGGCCTTGATGGTACCTGTATAGCCAAGCAGGTCCATTTGTATTGTGGTTACTGCGCCAACTGGTTCTATGAAACTGCTGTAAAATTCAGTTGGTTGGTAAGGACTGTAGTTGTTGATTGAGCTGCCGGCATTTAATGCCCAATCTGGGTATACACTACTGCTGGACCCACCATAACTGACCTGAGCTGTGATTTCTGTGGTGGGAATTGTCAAGTTGGCACTGGGAACATATTGCGGATACACACTGTCTACCACATCAAGCGGAGCACGAGCACCCGATTGTGCATCTGTGTACACTGCTTCTATTAGATTGCCACTGGCTCGCATGATGCTGTAGGCAGCGGGTTGTGCTAACACTGTGTCAAGTTCTGCTGTGGTCAGTGTTACTTTGGCACGACCATACTGTGCATTGATAACAACCATTTCTTTTTGTACCAACAATGCATCGCCATTTTGGCTAACCATTCTAAATGTCAGTGTGCTGCCTGTGATATTCACGGGTTTTTCGTCTTGATTGATGAACTCAAACAAGATCACGTTGTCAACACCTTTGTTAATTGTTAGTTTTTTAGCATACACAGGATTGTACCTCAGATTGAAATAAGCACCACTGGTGTCGACTACAATAACTCGAGTTACTTGTTGGTAAAGGTAAGCAGTGGTTGAATACATATGACTGTATTTAGCGACAAAAGATAACCTTTAAATTTAGCCAAAAATGCACGGTATAAATACCACCGATGGCCAATGATATCTTTACTAAACTCAGCGAACAATATCCCTTTATTACACTGTGTGTATATGCTTCTACGGAGTATGTGGGCATTGTGCAGAATCAAGACGCCACTGTTACTACCATATACGACTTTGGCAGTATACACGACCCTGTACTAAAGCAACGGTTCCTAGAGTTGGCCAATGCTTGGTGGTGGGAAAGTAATAGAAGTATTCCCATCAACATCTTCCTTAAAAAGGACTGGGACGTATTCCGACCCTGTCTCCGCACATTTGCCAACAAAGACTTGGAAATCTTACACGGGCCTATTTGCAGCCTTGCTGATATTGCATTGAAAAAAGGCAAGCGTAAAAGTATTACACTTGTGCGACGGATGGACTGAGCAAGTTCATGTGTAATGCCACCAAGGCTGCGTAACTAATTGCGTGAGCATGTTTAAATGTGTAGCCTCGACTTTCGTCACCATCCCACACACTTTCAAACACTACGTCCCAGGGTTGTCGTTGCAAGTGTGCTTTGCCCGGACGAATAATACTAATGAACGCTGCCATTCTTGGGATACTATCTGGGCGCATTGCGTTCAGCAGGTCTGTATAGTTGCCCACATGGGCTAGCTGTTGGGCCCACGCAGGTTCTTGCCATAATCTTGTCCATTCTGGTTCTGTAGCCACTGCTGTAGCATAGTGTTCGGGACTGGTGATCAGCTGATAAACACTCATGTTTAACAGATCAATTTTAAAATAGCCCAGTTGCTCTGCTGCTTCGTAGTCTATGGCTGCACAGTGATTGACAGGATCCAAGGGGATGTCTGTGACATACACCCCGGAGTTGTGCCGACGCACTTGTCCTTGCACTGTTTGACGTGCAGGAGTGTGCTGAATCAATTTCAGTACTGCTTCTCTGTTGGCAAAATCTAAATCAATGTCTGCACTCATGTGTTTTTGTCTAAAAAATAATCTTGCATTGTACCTTGTCGGTGCAGATCTGTTGTAATGCAATGTATGCCACCATCCCAGAAATATCTATGACGGAATGGTACAATGTGCGGAGTAATGCCATAGCGTTCTAGTGCGTCAAACACCTGTTTGTTGTAGTTGAACACCATGACATTTTTAGGGTCGATCATCAACATGTTAACATCAAACACAGTTTCTTCTACATAACCAGTCCAATGACCTAGCCATTGTTCTACTACACTGATAACTGCTTGGTCTTGCTCGAATCCAGGAATCCACCATTTGCCTTTGTTTTGTTGTTTTAATTTTAAAAACGGACTAACTTTGTTCCAACTTTGTCCTGGAAGATAAACCACTTCCCAGTCTGGAAAAGTGTTTGCATAAGTGGGTACATCATAAAGACTTATAATTAATCCTGGAGCAACTGGGCAGTAGGTTCCGTCACTGTGCCCTCCGGTATTCACAATGTGATTGCGTGTGTGGGCAAATTCAGTTTGGATTTTTTTAAAATATGCGGATTGATCTTGGTTGTAAGAACTTGTACCAAAATATAAATCTTTTCCAACCCGTGTAATAAATGCGCCAGGCGCTTGAGAAATATTTGTTTCTTTAATAACATTACCTTGGCGTGTAATCCTATCAAAGATATTATTATAGCTTGAATAAAAACTACGTAACTCAGTCAACTGATGCTGCTCATTGCATTCGTTTTGTATCCAAGTCGGCAATGTTAAAAATTCATCAAACGAATCGCATTGCGGCCATGATTCATCCCTAACAGCTTTGTAGAATTCTTTAAAATTTAATCTATAGCCTGTGTAAAATGTTTCACCAATCATTATCATGTGATCTCTGGGAGTCATAGGAGGCGGATAGTGCTTGCCACCAATGAAAGTGTTGGTTGGTAACGTAGGGCGCAAAACCTCAACACCAAACTCCTGGAGTTTTTGTATTATTTTTTGATAGTCTTCCTCAGTTTCGATTGCAATTTTTTCAAAAAGCGATCTTACATGCGGTACTGTGATCCATGAATAAAACTCAGGGGGATAACTGTGCCCAACCACACATACTTTTAGTGGATCCCAGTGTTGATATACTGAAAATTTATTGTTCATAAAAAATAATTTTGTTCCAATTTGGCATTGATGTATGCTTCTTCTAGTAGATCTACTACCGGAATGTGCGTCAGTGCATTGTTTTGTATTCTCAACACAAGATCATCACATTTATTTTTTGAATCCTTGTACGGTTGTTTTTCTAAAAACAGTGTATGCAACTGTTCCGCTTGCTGTTGTGTAGTATACTGTATTCCTGCCCACATTGCAATCTGAGTGAGCTGATCCAAGAATCGCTGTTTGTTGTAAAAGGCACTAAACGGAAACTCATACACATCAACCCATTCGTCGTAACGAATCAGTTGTTGTTGTGTTATAAACCCTGCGTTGGCAGGATTTTCAAATCCTATCTGAAAAAACTCTCTAAGAATATGCCTTGGACAATCGGGAGTAACAGGGCCAAGTTCTAATAATTCTAAGTTATGAACTTCCATGCATTCTCGACGTATGTGTTCGGGCAGGTGTTGAAAATCCTCTAAGCAGTTGACATCGGGCCACCCGGGATCTTTTACTCTATCATAGCTATTTTTTATTTGATCAGTAAAGAATGAATTTAAAATATTATCTAGTACCCATTGATAATTTTTATTGTTGAGTTTGGTGTAGGTATTGATTTCTAACTCATCGTTGTCATAACCGTAGTCTCCGGCTCGTAACAAACTAATCTGGCTCAATGGCAATAAATCATCCACTTCAATTTTCACTGTAATCACGCGATTATATTGCAATGGAATAGAATAAAAAGAATAATGCCCTGCATAAAATACTCGCGGCGACAGATATTGTTTGTTGTGCGATGCTCCGGCTGCATTAAACGGATCGCCAACAGTTTCAACGCCGGCCATGACGTTGCACACAAATTCCAAGAAGTTCCCGTGTGCTCCGCCTTGAAAGTCAATGTGTATCATCGTTGTACCAAGGTTGTGACAATGTCTAACTGTTCTTGCGCATGAGCCACTGCTGCCAGTGCATCGGCCACAGCAGGGTGCCGTTTGGCCAACTCCTCTAGGCGTTTTTCTTCTTCCATTTGACGACGAACCCATTGAACAGCTTCTTGTGTTGGACCGTCAAGACTTATCTGAGTCGGGCCGCTGGACAATATCAACCAATTGACGCCATCGTATACTTCTACGTTGCTCGAATTTGAATTATAACGTAGCATCCCGGCGCTCTGGGAGCCGGGGCTTATGTACGGCTGCATAGAACTGCTGCTACTGGTTGTTAGTCCCGCACCGGGTATTATTCCTTTGATCATGTCACCATCCTGCTTTTGTTAGTATTTCTTTGGCATACTCTTGATCTGCTGAGTAATCCGCAAACTTCTTTTGCCATATGTCGCTGTCAATATAGGGCCAGACCATGGCAATTTGACCAGCATCTAAAGTACTCAAAAACCGTTGCCCAGACTCTGAATTGTAAATTACCCATGGACTGATGCGTCCTGTTGTGACTGCGTACACTGTGGCATTGGTTCCGCCATAACGCAAACAATCTTGTGCAGGATTACCTGTTTTCTCTGACCAATCAATACCGTACTCTATTGCACGAGCCAGGGCGTCGTTGATGTTTTCCACTTGCAAATAGAATAGCAAATACTCTGTATACACTGCGTCACGACACCAATGATCAATCTTTTTATTTTGTTTAAGAACCCATTCCATAAAACGTGCAGGGTTAATGGCACGGATGTCTACACAGTACCGACCAAACTTTACAAATGCTTTGTAGTATGGTGAGTCACAAAAGTCATCATAGGTTTTTAACTTGGCACTGCCCTGTGTCATTTCGTAAAACTTAATATAGGCCTGGAAGCCTAATTCTACTCCACGCTCTGAGCGTTCTTGTCTACGTCTGCGAGGCTCGCAACTATGCACAGTCAGGCTTGTTTCCTTGACAAAGTCTTTCCGACAATACTGACAGGTGTAACTCATTTTTTAGTTTCTTGCCCCGATAACTTCAAGTGCTCGTCGATTTCTTTTTTAGTAGTAATCGACGCCAGCACCGCAATGTCATCATCTTTTAAATGTGGATACAGTTCTGCCAACTGTTTGCGTATACTACTAGCACCGGGTTCTTTTTTCTTAGGAGCAATCCAGGTGTGTCTGGGTGTGCCCATGTCAGGACTAACAGTAGTGGCACACAGCCATTGCAGTTCCGGATGCCGGCTCAGTGCAAAGAAATGTTTGTTGAAGCGTTCATTAGTAGCAATAAGATAAAACTCTTGCAGTTCTCTTGATCCTTCAACTGAACTGCCCCACCGTATCATAAGATAGTTTGAGAATTTTTTACGTTCTTCGTCTGTTAAATCTTTATAAAAATTACGATCCTTGCGATCAAACTGTCGCATCTCGTTGGCAATGTTTAGTTTATCACTCATCACCAGGCCTTTTGATAGTCTACAATCTCACAGTTACGACTGATATCTTTGACAAAATACACACAGTCCGGCTTGGGATCATCACTCAGCGGAATACACAACATCTGTCCATTTTTTAACTTAGGAGCATACCAGGCCACTTCATGATACACGTCTATAATTTCAACAGTTGGAAAACTCGGTCGAAAACTGCTTAATGGATTAAACTGAAATACCTTAAAGCCACGGTCGTTGATACTGGTCAATGGAAGCACTTCAAGGTCGCCTACTTCAGGTTCGCCAATTAGTATCTGCCAGTCCATGGGCATGCGTATTTTGTGTTCACCAATTTGTAACACCAGCGCAGGAGCATTAAAACTTTCTAAAAAGATAAGCGGAATGTAATGATAGTCTGGATCCTTGGGATCACTGTTGTCAAATATAGCAAATCTCATGTCTTCAACTTCTTCTGGAAGATGGTCAAGGTCAAATGCTGTGTTATCTAGTGTTAGTATTCTCATGTAAGTATAATATAGTATATGCGGTCAAATGTCAAGTGTTTTTAGTTTTTCTTTTACTTCGGCTGCAAATTGACTTTGCCAGGCACCGTCGGGAACATGAAACAGCGGCGATTTTGTTTGTAGCTCTAGCGGGTATGTTGCTAAATTCAAATTTAATGCATGCGATTCAAATCTAGAGAATTGGGTGTTTACTATGTCACTGTTCCGTGTCAACAGTTCAGTGACTGCCATTAACTGTTGATATATACCCATCGAGTACACAAAAGGAATATTCTGATTCTTTAATACAGACAAAGCGCCAACAATTTGCCAAAATGCACCAAAGTTTTCCCAAACTGGGTTTGTTAACGACTGACGCAAGGTCATTAACAATTTCTGGTCCTGATTTAGCAGATGCTGGTGTTGATTGGTTATCCACTGTCGATTAACCGCGACATGTGTGTTTTCAAATTCAATCCTGCCTGGGCCAGTGAACCCAATGACCACAGCGTCGGGACTGTGCTTTAGGCCGTTAATTAGATCATGTAGTATTATGCCAATGGAATTTCCCGGGTATGCATAATTTATTACTTCATAGTCAGGCAGCATTTCTGACCAATGTTGGCCTGGAAACTTAGCATCTATAGAAAAAAAGCTGTCTCCGACTATTAACAATTTGGGCCTAGTCACTTCCACTCTAGTTTTTCCTGAGAGAACGGATAGTTTGCATCTCGATAAAATACTTTACGTTTAGTTAGATGTCGTTTGGCAAACTTACAGGTACTGGTTATATCCCAGATCTCTACATGGTCTTTGTCTTCCGCTTTTCTAATGCCGCGCCCAATTGACTGTATAACACGGACAAAGCTCTTTCCGGGTTCAAGAAGAACCAGATTAAAAATCCTTGGAATATTAATACCCACAGCGGCCACACCGTAAGTCGCCACAATAATCTTGCCAGTGCTGGTGGCCACTTCGTCATATTCATCTTGTCTTGCTCCTGCTTTTGTTGCACCTGATACAAACACTGCTCGATCGCCCAGGCGTTCAATCAAAGCATGACCGGCTGCTACACGGTCCACCAATACAAGTGTATTGCCTGTGTCGTTAACATGCGACACCAAGTTGGCAATGGCAGTGAGTCTGTCTGGCTCTTCCAACAAGAACTTCAACTCACTTTGATAATTTGAGAACTCTGCGTGGTCCACCAACTGCACAATGTTCACATGACACTGTGCCAGCACACCACGATCCTGTAGTTCGCTTGCTGAGAGTTGGTTAATCACAGGACCAAGACTGCACTTTAGTGCTTGAAATTCAAACGGCTCTTTGGGCACAGTTCCGGTCAATCCCCATCGAATTGGCACTCTAGCCATGATGCCGGTCAACAAGGATTTAAGTGCGTCTGCCTTGGCCATGTGTACTTCGTCTACCATCACACATACCACGTCCTCGATGAAGTCTTGTATGGTGACATCTGCTACACCATTCTTTGTGTTCTTCATTAACACATTTAAACTTTGCCATGTGCATATAGTGTGTGTCCGGCCATGTTCTTTGCGGTCACCAAAGTAAACACCAACATCTAGGCCCAGGTTCTTGTAGTCTGCTTCTGTCTGTGTTACTAAACTTTTGTTGGGCACAATAACAATACTTCGACCGTAGGGTTCTATGCTTAAACTTAATGCGGCAGTGATCAGCGTCTTGCCTGCACCAGTGGCCACTTCTTGTATGCATTGCGGATTGCCCAGGAAGTTGTTGATAATCTCAACCTGATAGTCACGTAACACCACAGGTTGACCTGCCATTGGGTGTGTCTTGGGCCACACCTTGTGTGCAAACGAATCTTCTCGGATCTGTGTAAAGTCAAACACAGTAGAATATTCGCGTTGGTCATCTAGTTCAATGTCGTAGTTGAACTTTTCTAATATGGGAATAATCTCAGGCAACAAGTTTACATAAGTGCTGCCGCCCAATTGAAAGTAACTGACCTTGCCATCCCATCGTCCTAGTCTCACAGCAGGCAAGTACCGTGCGCCTGGCACATCATATTTAAATGTGTTTACTAACGCACGACGAGCATCCAGTTCTAGTCCTTCAACTTTGATGTTTACTTCATCTTTAATTTGTATTGTGCATCTTTTCATATTAATATTATATACTTATTATCTCAAGAAGTCAAAAAGACAGACACCTTTTTTAAGGGTGCCTGTCATAAAACCCGGGCCGGAGCCAACCTACTCCCGGGAAAAAGGAGAAAAAATAAACTAACCAATTACCACTCGAAAACCCTGCTCACGCTGTTCGTCTGCTTCATATTTGGTATCCACAGCAAACAAAAACAACTCACCATCATAAATCTTGTACATTTGGCACTCCTATTAATAAGTTTCTTTTACAAAATCGTATTGTTCTGCAGGCCATTTGGCTCGAAACTCTTCTGACTTGACATAGTCGTTGTATGCCTTGGCATCAAAAAATGTTTTGCGGAACACTGATGTAAACTGGCCCTTGGGCATCACTGTCAAATGAACCGACTTGGCTTTTCCACCCATATCAATCTCCAAACGCTAAAATAATAAATGCATAAAGCAAAGACCACCCAAGGTGTCCCAACATTAGCAACATTAAGACACCTATCCAAGCCATATTAGGCACTCTTCATACAAGTTGTCTCTGACATGCGTTTCCAGTTGCCAGGAAAGCTCTTGCGCAGGTCTGCAATCTTCAGCGCCATACGCAAGGATACCTCACGCAAACGTTCTTTGTTAACATGCATAAAGTCAATAATGTCATCCGACGCATACTCGTCAAAGTCGTAGTCTGCAAACAACACGCCATCTTTGGCAATCTGTTTGATACGCAACAACTTGTCACGCATGGTGTCCAAGGTCAAGTCCAGATAGTGACAACGACTCTGCAATGCATCCAAGTGGTCCCGCAACTTCTGACTCTTCATCTTGTCAAACTTTAAGTTAGTGATAAAGATAACACTGCCTTTGAACTCAAAGCGTTCTGGGATACCTTCTCTGCGCAAAGCACTGGATTCTGACAACCAGGAGATCACACGCTTCTTGCCGGAGTCCAGGGCACCCTTGAGCAAGTTAAGTGCAACGTCATCTAACAAGATGCTGTCACAGTCATCAAACACAATGACACTGTTGGCGTCACTGTATTTGTACAGGGTTTGGTACAGTCCAATTGGAGTGGCACTGCCTTTGACTACTTCTGCACGGAGTCGCTTGCCTGCAAGTTTATCAAACAAGCAGGCCTTGTCAATTTCTTGTTCTACACCAAAGCTCTTGCCCACACCTGGAGGGCCACTCACAATCATAGCACGAATGTCACCGGTCACAGTGGCCTTTGTCATCTCGTGCAGGATGTCAAAACGCTCACGGATACGATCCATAGCTTCGTCATCGGTTTCGTTAACTACTGGGACGGGGTTTTCAATCTCGGCTGTAGGTGTGGTACTCACGGAATCTCCATTTACATATTCAAAGTCTCGGATGGAATTTACCCGGATACGGATTGTATCGGGGCAATCGGGAAAGGCACCGTTGTTTTTTACGGTTACATAATTGCCCTTGGCGCCAGATGTAAAACCTGACACAAGAGTAAAGGCAGTGTTACGGACAGGGTTCTTGCGATACTCGCCGTTAACAATACGAATGGCACTCATAGTTGGCTCCTTTTTGTGCGTTAAAATTGTATTATAGCAGATGTAGAATTAAGCGTCAACCGGGGCAAACATCTTGCTACCCGATTCCATCACTGCACGATATGCTTCCATGGTTTTTTGTGTTTGAGCAAGCGGGCTCTTTTGGATAAACTGCATCATTTCCAAAAATCCCATACCCAAAAATTCTGCATCTTTTTGTATAACTTTGATTGCTGTAGCTATTTGCATTGTGGCTCCTTTTTGTTACTCTATGCTATATTATAGCAAAAGGGGGTTTATTGGTCAACCACTTGAATTGTGGCTTTTTTACAACAAAATCTGCTTATTTTTTAAGCAATTCGTACAGTCTGTTGTTGATTATATCCATCTCTGCCTGCTCTACATAAAAATCTGTAGTGGGATCGTAGTAGGCGCCTTCTTTGTTGCAATAATACAACACCTGTCCAGAGAAGTTAAAAGGACCTTCTAGGCCTTTACGGGGACCGTACTTTTGACGCATCTGATCTGTAGTGTCAACAACCTTGTAACCCATCTTGTGCTCCTTTTTACTTACTATGCCATTATTATAGCAAATTGGGAATATTCGGTCAACCATAAAAAAACCCTACATAATGCAGGGTTTATTGTGAAAATACGTTATAAATTACACAGGTGCTGGCGGGTTAACACTTGAAAACACAATTGTTGTGAATGTAAGCACTGATCCAGCACTCATGTAGAGATATAAGTGTCCCTCTTCTTCTGGAAGCAGAACTCCATTTAGCACTTCTGCTGTTCGGTTATCGTATGCCAGAGCTGGTGTCAATCCGTATGCAAATGCAGTCTCGTCACGAATATACCAACCACCTTTGGATTGTACATCTGCTTGTATTTCGGCTGGAGCCGTTGACCAGGTACCTGCAGTAACATACGCAAGCTCTTCTGGCGTTAATGCAGGATTAGGAATCACTGCATAATTGTATTTGAACATGCCAACATGTGCCACTCCGGAAGTACATGTTACCACCACTGGAAATTGAACATCTGTGCCGGCCGAATCATCAAATGTGTATGCAAATTCGCACAAAAAACCATCGGGCTCGCCAATGGCACCCTGACTAAATGTTCCATTAAACACTTCGGTGCCATTTACTGTCACTGTCCCTGTCGACGGTAGAACGCTAAGGTTGCCTTTTAATTTAAATAATCTTTGAGTCATTTGATGTCTCTCCTGTTAGTTTTATTTATCATTGCCAATAAGTTTGCACCGCTGGGTCTGAGATTTCATGTGGTTTTGGACTGCCGTGAAACACCAAAATACTGGTGGCATCATCTACCACAGTTCCAGTGTTGGGAGCCAAGTACTTGCGTTTTGAAAAATTAAACCCGCCATCCAGGCACTGCCATCGCCAACTTTTAACCCAATCAGTGTTAAAAAATCTACGATTTCCCACAGGTATTATTGCCGAAATCAAGTCTTGATCGCCTCGATATTTGCTGGTAAATTGGCCAATGTCTTGGCCAATTACTTCTTTCCACACATGCTGGTAATGTTCAGTATTCCACCACATCACACTGGTGTTTGACACTGTGCAAGTATTTTTCCATAGATACCTAAAATCTCTCACTGCCCAGAAATGTCGCTGTGGTAATTGCCAAATCCAATCAATATTTTTTGTAATTACCATGTCCAAATCAAAGTACAATAGCGGGCCCGAATGATGTTCTGTATTGAACAACTGTAGTTTATACCACCAGGATTTTTTAGGTCCTGCAAACCCCCAATCAATCAAAGCATGTTTGATCATATGGTCTGGAACTGTTCTGTCTGCTTCTGTGTAAACGTGTAATCTTACTGGACGACTTAGATTCCTACACAGCATACTGTACAGTCGTTCAACATAGTCCCATGTGTATCCATCGCCGTGTATTACGCAAGCACAGTCTAAGGGTTCAGTAGTAGGCATCATTTGATATTTACCGTTATATACACACATAAATATCTTTATGAAAATTGTACTTGTAACCGGCGGGTTTGATCCCTGCCATTCTGGGCACCTTGCTTACTTCCAATCAGCAAAAAAACTAGGCGATCGACTGGTCGTTGGTCTTAACTCAGACGAGTGGCTCACTCGTAAAAAGGGACGACCGTTTATGCCCATGAGTGAGAGATTTGCATTGATCAGTGCCTTAAGCATAGTAGACGAAGTTGTAGTTTACAATGATGATGACAACAGTAGTTGTGATGCAATTCAACTGGTCAAACAACGCTACCCTGCTGCCAACATTGTATTTGCAAATGGTGGTGACCGTACACAAGACAACATCCCAGAAATGATCTTTGATGACGTGGAGTTTGTGTTTGGAGTAGGTGGCGAAAATAAAATGAACTCCAGTTCGTGGATATTAGAAGAGTGGAAGAAGCCCAAGACTACCCGTGCATGGGGCTATTATCGTGTGCTACATGAAGTAGGATCTAACACCAAACTCAAAGAACTCACAGTGGCTGCCAAAACTTGTCTTAGCATGCAACGACATGATCGACGTGCGGAGTTTTGGTTTGTAGCCGAAGGCGAAGCCGCAGTGTATACCCTGGACAATTCTAGCGACCACGACCTAGTAGGACATTACGGAGTGCATGACTATATTTGGATCAAGAAAAATCAATGGCACATGTTGTGTAATGAAACTGATCAACCACTGAAATTAATCGAAATTCAGTTTGGCGACGACTGTGTAGAAGAGGACATAGAACGCCGATGAAAGCCATACCAGTTTATGTTGGATACGATCCAAGAGAAGCCATTGCTTTTCACACCTGTGCCAACTCAATCATACGGCATGCATCAAAGCCTGTGGCTATTATTCCTGTGGCCTTAAACTTGTTTCGAGACTACGAAGAAACGCACACAGACGGCAGCAATCACTTTATCTACACACGATTTCTTGTGCCACACCTGCAAGAATACACAGGCTGGGCCATCTTCATTGACGGCGACATGATTGTGCGAGGAGACATTTCTGAACTTTGGGAGTTACGAAATCCCTACATGGATGTACAAGTAGTCAAACATGACTACAAAACAAAGATGCCTGTAAAATATCTAGGAGCACGAAATGAAGACTATCCTCGAAAAAATTGGTCAAGTGTTATTCTGTGGAATTGTAATAGTTTTCCTAACCGGAAACTTACTCCCGAGTTCATCCAAAAATCCACAGGCAGTGAGCTCCACCGCTTCTCGTGGATAGATGATGAACGTATTGGAGAATTACCCCCTGAGTGGAACTGGCTGCCTGATGAGTACGGCATTAATAAGGATGCCAAACTGCTACACTACACTCTGGGCACACCTTGCTTCCAGGAGTTTGCCGACACACCACAAGGTGATGAATGGCATAGAGAACGTATTCTAACTGAATACTGCTTACAAAGGAACATGCTATGATTTTACCAGTGGCCCTGGTGGACCGTTGGCCCAGTGACGAGTATAAAATACAACACGCAACAATTGAATCCGCACTCAAACACAGTGTTGCAGATCTATTGAACCTTCGTGCTGAAGTTGAAATGTTAAAACAACTCGAACACGAATGGGGACTAAGTCCTATTCCCGAAGAATTGATAACTAAAGATATTAAAGGATTTATCAAGAGGAATGGCGGCGACTCAACGCATCAAAGGCTTATTGATTATGTTGTAAATAAAGATGCCCAATTTGATCGTTGTTTAAAATTTACAGACTATCCAGCAATGGTCATGGCTGCATATCCCAGCAGTAAATTTATTGATAAAAATAGATTCCGCACCGAAATGGAAGAGATTATCAAAGATCCTGTGCTGATACGCGGCATTAGTTCTGGTAAAATAGCCAAGATTGTGAGAGAACATGATCAAGACTATTACTTTATCGAAACAGGATATCTTGGCAATTATCGATGTGACAACAATCAAACCGGCAGAAAAGTGTATCATCGCATTGTAAAAAATTCCATGCAACATTCAACTATCATGGATGTGCCAGATGACCGATGGCAACAACTGGTAAAATTCAATCCAAACTTGGAATACAAAGGCTGGAAGCGCACTGGATCAAAAATTCTAGTGGTGTTGCCCACTAATAAACCATTTCAATATTATGGACACAATCGTGAGAAATGGATTGAAAAAGTTGAACGCACTATTAAAAAACACAGTGACAGAGAGATTGTCTGGCGTGAAAAGGCCAGTCGTGGGGAACGTACAAATGCCACCATATACGATGCCTTGGATGATGACATCTATGCCCTGGTCACTTACAACAGTATTGCAACTGTGGAAGCAATACAGTACGGAATTCCAGCCTTTGGACTGGCACCCACTGCGGCAGATCCGGTATGCAGTAATGATCTTTCACAAATTGAAAATCCTTGTATGCCCAATGAAGAAGTTGTTTACAGATGGTTATGCTCAATTGCTTACAGTCAATTCAGTCTGGATGAGATTTTAACAGGCAAGGCCTGGGAAATGGTATTAGAAAATGAACTACGCTCAACCCTTGATTGTTAAAAGTTATCTAAGAAGTTTGCCCAGACATATCAACGGCAACGAAAAGATTGATGCGTTGACTTATTTTGCAGAGGGTGCAGCCAAGTGTGGCGATTCAGCATCAGTCACCAACTCACAAACATACGAAACATGTGATGTTGGTGCCATTATTGGCAATGCGTTTGATGCAAATCCCAGCAAGGTCAGACTGCCGCATTATCAAGTTCGCAAAATGGTAATGGATACACAACACAGTCTTCATCGTTACTGGTTAAGCATAGACAGCAACGTATTCATTTACAAAGATGCTGCCAATCCACACAAGTATCTACGCTACAGTTTCAATGGTGTGTTTCCTGCCACAGGCATATACTGTAATGAAACGCCTGGCGCAGAAAACTGGAACAACATGCGACGTGACTATAATATGGATCTAAAACCTTGGCGGGCCAGTGGCAATCACATATTGATCTGCTTGCAACGACCGCTGGGGTGGAGTATGCGTGGCGCGGATTTAATGAAGTGGCTTAAGAGAACATTAGGCAAGATTAGAGAAAACAGTGACCGTCCAATCTTAATAAGATGGCATCCAGGTGACTGGAAGGCATTTCCCAATTATAAATCCACGCTAGTTAAGTTTGGCGTTACTGTGAGCCCACAAAACCGGCACATAACCGAAGACTTGGTCAATTGCTGGGCGGTAGTATGTCATAATTCAACTCCCAGTGCAGTTGCACCAATTGAAGGAATCCCGGCATTTATCACAGATGATCCTGCATACAGCCAGGGCGGCGATATTGCCAACACTGACCTGAGTCAGATAGAAAATCCTCACATGCCTGACCGTGAGCAATGGATCAGAAAACTAGCACAATGTCACTGGAGTTTTGAAGATGTTAGATCAGGACGTTGTTGGAGTCACATGCGCAACTGGGTCAAAGTCTCGTAATTCATTTAACTGTGTGCGATAATCAGGAATGGCAAAATCAAATTCATGTCTGGTGTCTACTAGGATCTTGTTTAGATCCTTGGGGCCACTGGTTCTAATCACAGTCTTCCCTAGATTGTAAACTTCGTTGATCAAGCACAATAACTCATATTTGTTAATGTTTACTGAGTTGTTGACCACATGATATATGCCAGCAACACTGGGGTTGCGTACATATCGATCAATACATTTGGCCAACTGCAATGTGGTGATACCATTCCACCTGGCATTGTCCCATCCAGGTATTGCAGTGGCAGGATTTTTTCTAACCCAATCAAGTAGCCCAGTGCCAGTTTTGAGTTCAGGTCCGATAATGCTCATACGAAATGTAATGTCTTTGCTGTTGTCAACTTCGCCTAGACTTTTACTACGGCCGTACGCATTCATTTCAGTGTGCGTATCTTTTTCTTTATAATAACCTGTAGTACCGTCAAACACGCAATCAGTACTTAGATGGATCAAGCGAGTGTGAGTGTCTTTCAATCGATATTCAATGTAGTGTGGCAACCAGGAATTGATCATGCTGGCGCGGTCGGACCGTTGCAAACATGGCTGTACCAGTAGGCCAATGCAATTAACAACAAAATCAGTATTGAGTTGATCAAAAAATTCTGCAACTGAAAGAGTATTTTCAACATCTAATCGGGCTCGGTCCACTGCATCAACCTCGTGCCCTTGCTGACGAAGATAACTGACCACAACATGTCCAGCCATGCCGTTGGAACCTAGTACTGTGATTTTCACAAGAATCCTCCCTTGACCAACATGTCTTTGATTTGATCATCGTTCATTAATACTGTTTGAGAACTGAACTCTGAGTAGGGAAATGCTGGTAACTCTCTGTATTTGTTCTCAAGTTCTGCAGAACATTTAGTAGGAAGTATTACATAGTAATTTTCATCAAAGCAACGACTCAGCACAGCTTCGTGTTTGCTGATCAACATTTCGTCTAGTTTCTCGCCTGGCTTGCTGCCAATTTCTTTTATGTCCACAGTACCATACTTGTCCATGAGTACACGGGCCACATCTCGAATGTAACAAGCCGGCATGTTCATAACAAATGTTTCACCGCCGATGCTGGTTTCTGCGGCTTTGAACAACAACATGATGGCTTCCTCTAGCGTCAAGAAGAACCGAGTCATTTGCAAATCAGTGATGGTAACAGGACCACCTGCTTTGATCTGCTCAATAAAGTACGGAATCACGCTGCCGTTGGAACCCATGACATTACCACCACGAATACAAACAAACTTTGTGTGTGTGCTTAGATCATTGCCTTGTATGATTAACTTTTCGCCCACGCTTTTGGTCATGCCATACAGATTTAACGGCTCTACTGCTTTGTCTGTGCTGACATCAATTACTTTGCCGACATGATTTTCTACAGCGGCGTTGACAATATTGGTAGTTCCCGTGATGTTTGTTTTGATGGCTTCCTGTGGATGATCTTCGCAGATGGGCACATGTTTAAGTGCGGCCAAGTGAAATATAACATCAACACCCTTGGTTGCAAAACGAACGCTTTCATAATCGCGCACATCACCAATTATAAACTTTAGTCTTGGATCATGAAACTTTCGTTGCATTAACACCTGTTGAAGTTCGCCTCGACTGAAACAAATAATTTCTTTTGGATCATAGTGTTTGAGTAACATGGCAACCAGTGTTTGCCCCCAAGAGCCGGTGGCACCTGAAATGAATATTCTTTTATTATTAAACATTTTGATCTTTCTGTATGTGTAACACAGTTAACCCGTGTATTTTTCTATGGGCGGCCACAGGGTTAGTGCGAGATATTTTACAAGTACCTCCTAGTTTGTTAACTAAATCCATCATAAATTTATCACTGCGACAAAGATGCCCTGCCGTGGCCCAACTTGGTTCAAATTTAACACCATCATCATCAATTCCATTGGCCCAGACATATTCCATAGCAAAAGTACCTGTAGTTGCCAAACTACGAATTGCATGTTTAAGTTCAATCGTCAATGATTCTGTAGGCACATGTTGTACAACATTATGACAAACAATCAAATCAAAATAATCAATGGGCAATGATTCAACATTATCTATATGATAAACTGCTTCACAAAACGATTGCACCCGCTCCAATGCAGTTTTGCTAATGTCTAATACACTGATGTTAGCTATCTTAGAAAATCCTTCGGTTACATAACCCAATCCACACCCAATTTCTAGTACGTGCATATCTGGAACTAGTAGGTCTCGGACATTTAAAAAGTCTACAGTGTCATCAAACGCACAACCCGACAAGGTTCGTACGTTATCTTGTGCGTGTTGGTATTCCCAAAATTCTCGATTATGATCCATCTACATCTTTCCCATTATGATATTCACAACTACATCACTGACATTGATTCTAGTATACTCTTCTGGCACAGTCCATGAACCTAGTGTTAGTGCTTGCCGATAACCTGATACTATACGATCTGTCTCAAGCCCAGTAACAATATTTGATCCGCACATGACAGTTTCCGGCCGTTCAGTGGTTGCTCTTATAGTTATTGTGGGTTTTTGGAACAGACACATTTCCTCTTGTACTGTTCCAGAATCGCTGATGGCTAATCTGCTGTTGCGTTCCAAATTTGCCCAATCAAAAAAGCCCATTGGTTTAGACACAATAATACGGCTGTTTAATTTTCTAGTCATACGTTGTTCGGTCTTGGGATGACAACTAAACACAATAGGCAAGTCTTGACTGATTGTTTCAAATGCTTCTAGTATGTTTGTTAGGCGAGCAGGATTGTCCACATTTTCGGCTCGGTGAGCAGTGGCCACAATGTATTGACCTGGAACAAGTTCTAGTCGTTCAAGCATTGTGCTGTGCTGTATTCTGTCACTGTAGTAGTCTAATACTTCTTTGATGGGATTTCCTGTGACAAAGATTTTGTTGTTTGGCAAGCCTTCACGTAGCAAGTTTTCTCTACTGTAGCCAGTGTAGGGCAAGTTGATAGATGAAATGTGATCGATTACTCGGCGATTTTTTTCTTCCGGTACCGTTAAATCATAACAGCGATTACCTGCTTCCATGTGATATACAGGAATGCCCATGCGTTCACACACAACAGCCGCTAGTCCAGAGTTGGTGTCGCCCAGCACCAGAACTGCATCTGGCTGAAATTCTTGGCAATACTTTTCTACACCCACAAATGTTGCGGCCAGTTGTTCGCCAATGGTTCCGCGACTAGATAGCACCACATCTGGTCTACGTAGTTCTAATTCTTCAAAGAAGATGTCATTGAGTGTGGGATCATAGTTTTGTCCTGTGTGCAACACACGATGATCAGCTGATTGATCTAGCTTGGGTATTACTCGACTGAGTCTAATTATCTCTGGTCTAGTACCCAGGATTGTCAACACTTTACGCTTCATAATATCCTATGTAGTAATTGTCAAATCCTGGAATGTTAACACGATTAAACCCTGCAAAATCTTCTGGTGTCCACAGACTCTTGTGTAGATCATATTCATTGCCGTGACACCACAGTTCTGGATTGTTCACATTCTCATGATTTTCTGTCCAAATTTTTTCCATTGGGGTGAGTAAAAACACACGCCGGTTGGTTATTTGTTTAACTTGTTCAATCAGACTCAAGCCGGCCGGCTTGTCCAGGTGCTCAATAAAGTCTAGCATAAGAACATAATCCCACCGATCCGGAGTAATGTCTCGAAGTGGAGTGGTTTCCAAATTGGCCACAATGTCTGGTTCAACCCAGGCCCAGGCATCAACTGTGAGTATGCGACTGCATTGTTCTTGCAGTGGATTACTGTACATTTTTGGCCCGCATCCTAAGTCTAACAAACTTGACCCTGTAGCAACTTCTGCTTGGAGATATGCGACTAAATTGTCATTGCTGAATGCTCGTTTTCCTTTTACTTTGTGTTTCATAATTTTTCCTGTATTGTCCGGGCCAAGAAATGTGTGTAATCAGTTAGTGTTTCTGGCTGTAAATTATTTTCAAATTGTTGGGATTGAGGATGTCCGCCAAACCAATGATAGCCAATTATTCGAGAGTTAATCAATTTCTTTTGCGTATCAACAGTGATGGGTTGATAAAATTGATCAATGGTTTTGCTGGTAATTGAGTACACACCTTTTTTGTTTAAAAATATAAAACAATGTTGGGGGAACTGTTGCCCAAAACTTTCAAAACTTTCAAAGCGTCCATTGATTAAATCACTGCCCATGCATTGATAAACTGTGGGATTGTAGTTCTTCAATGATAGTTCGCTTGTGTGCTTGTAAAAGGCATTGTTTGCTGATCCCAGTATAAATCCCACTGTGTGTTTGTTTGGCGGCATCAATGGACACAGTGCAGTATCAACTGTTGAATTTTCTGCTGAATTTTCTGCAAGATTATTCATAGATCGAATATACAAGATGTCAATGTCAGACCATAGCCCGCCTTGAGTGGCCAATAACCGCCATCTTAGAAAATCAGACTTGTGTACTTCGTGTGCTTGGTTAGTAAACCCATAACTGTCAAAGTCATGAGCAACAACATCAACATCTAACTCAACTAACTGTGTACGGAAATCTTGAGAGATGTTGTTATCCCAATCAGCCGGAGCAACACTGTCAACACTTGGAACATGAACTTGTACTTGCCAGTCTGGATTTTGTTTTTTGAAACTGGCCACAGACAAAAATCTAAGATACGAAAGAGCTCCGCCGCCCCAATAAAAATGTGCTATTTTAGGAATTTTAGTTAAATGCCACATATATCAATTTTGTTATTTGCTCGGACTTGAAGGTTATCTTTGATACTTGCCCACAGTTCTCTATTGTCCACAGCCACAGGAGGATTATGCGGATTATTATAGGTCTTTCTATGATACTGATGCACTACCCAAGGATCCTCTACAAATTTTAGTTCTAGCCCCAGTGCCTTGATGCGATAGATTAGTTCTACATCATCCATATCTTGTCCTTGCGCAAATCTTTCATCAAACCCATTTAACTTGATTAAATTTTCTCTAGTGATGGCTGTGGTAAAATGATAAGCATATGGACGTTCGACCACGTGATTGTACCAACGAGATTTTTTCTCAGTAAACATAGGCAATGGCTCACCTGACTGCATGACTCTGGTCTCAGCCTTGGTGGCAGCGTAGCAGTGGAATGTAAGATAATTTTCGTTGGTTAAATTATCTTTGGTGTATTGCAGTACATCGCCCATGTGGCAACATTCAGGATTTTGAATAATGATTGTATCGCCACGACAGGCACGAAATGCAGTGTTATATGGCACACATGGATTGCAATAGTCCTTGTGATCTTGACCGTCTGACATGCGTATGACTTTGATCGCCAGGTGTGGAAATTCTTTCTGTATATTGTGCAATTGTTCGCCTGGGTCACAAAAGTCCTCGGCAATGACAATTTCTACATCTTTAATTTGACTTTGACCAATGGTTTTAAGAGTGTATCTTAACTGGGTCAAGCGGTTAAAATAACTCATCACAATTGATATCATTGGTATTTTCCTTGTTCTTGTTTGAATACATCAAGTTCTTTGCGTTTGCCTTTGGCAGACCAAATAGCACTTTCAGTCCGCATGGCCCAATCAATATAACTCATGGGCAACAGACCTTTGTGGTATTTTGGCACCAGTTGATCTAGCAAAACTTGATCTAAAAACCAATATAGATCGTGTTTACCGATACTGGCACGTAAACTGTTTGCGTACTCTTGTAAAAATTCATGTGCACCAGCAGTGCCATTGAGCAACACAGCACCAGCCAAATGGGTGCCATCTTTGGGTTTTTCGTAAAGATAAAAATCCTTAGTGCCTAATTGATCATTGAATTGACCACGAACCAATCCGTCGACATCGATGCTCAAGCATCGTTGTCCTGGTTGTAGTAATTCGGCCAGTCTGACAAATCTAGTACAGGCATAATAAGTCTGACGAATCAGTATTGATAGGTCTTGTCGGCCACGTGTTTGTCCTTTTTTAAACATTTGTCTCTGACGATCGTTTTCAAATTGGGTTCTAGTCATCCAGTAGTCAGTTGCATGCTGAAACTCGCCCTCACTGGGCTGTTCATAAGTGCAAGTTACGCCTATGCGGCTTTGACAAAAATCAATCTGATCGGGTCTAGGATTGTATATGTGTATGTGTACTCCGTATTCTGGAGTATTGGCCAGTATACTGTTGATCAACGGCCGGGCATGCAGGTCAAAATACACTGAGTCTGCGGCAGCATAGATAAAGAATTTATTTTGATTTAACGTTCCGTTAAGTTGGGGCAATATCATAGTCAGATATTTAGTGAGGGTAAACACAGCCTATAACTAATACTATGAGAGTAAGTATTTTTGATCAGTATGGTGCGCTTAATAGTCCGCCAGTTTTTGAGGCCGTACGTGCAGGGCTTGACAGTCTTGGCATCAAACACAACAACATGGACAGTTCAGCGGATGTTGCTGTTATTTGGAGCCAGCTATGGCACGGTAGGATGAAGCACAATCAAGGCGTATGGCAAACATTCCGCAACAGCAATCGTCCTGTCGTAGTAGTCGAAGTAGGCATGCTACGTCGCGGCAGCACTTGGAAATTAGGTGTCAACGGAACTGGTAACAATGCATACTATGGTGACGAGTTGATTCCAGGCCGAGCAGCGCAGTTGAGACTGGCAGCAAAACCCTGGACCAACTCTGGATACAACATTGTGATTGCCGCACAACGATCAGACAGTGAACAGTGGGCAGGACAGCCACCTACCGTAGCTTGGTTAACCGAAACTGCTAACACCATTAGAAAATACACAGACAGACCTATTGTTATACGGCCACATCCTAGACAGCGTATCAGTGATATTCCTGGGTGTGTTATTGAGATGCCACGGCCTATACAAGGAACATATGATAGTTTTGATTATGATCGATGCTTGTCAACAGCATGGGCTGTGGTCAATCACAACAGTGGCCCAGGATCACTGGCTGTATTAAACGGAGTTCCAGCATTTGTACACGCTAGTAGTTTGGCAGCACCTGTTGGCAATACAGATTTATCCGCAATCAACAATCCGGCAAAGCCAGACCGAACTGCATGGCTAGAGCGACTGGCACACACAGAATGGTACACAGAGGAAATTGCCTCAGGATTGCCGCTTCGACGATTATTGTTGACCTAACCAAGACAAACTCTTGTCAATCCAAGCCAGTACAAGATCTTGTTGTCTCACATGCCCGTAGCGATTTATACTTCTTACCGCAGTTTCCGGCAGTAAGTTTTTATCTGCCAACTCATACCATGTAGTGGTCTTTGGATCCATTGGAGCATGATTGCTCTTATAAGCAATCACATGTATAAACTCATCGTCTGGGTGTTTCAAAAAGAACCCTGAATTACAATCCCAGCCATTGACGGCCAGCATGTGCATCAAACTAACCACAGTGTGATGATAATAACATCCAGTTGGTTGCACAAATGCCAGTTGACGTATATCCATGTTGGTAGTTTGCGGAACTGCCATGATCAACATGCCGCCATCTTCGGCAATGGTGTTCCATTTTGCCAATGTTGCCAGTGGATTGATACAGTATTGAAATGCATCATGACACCATAGCACATCAAACTTTGATTTGCTGGGTAGATTTTCTGTATTTTCAAAATCTATTTTTTGATACACAATGTTAGAATGCTTTTTAACCACAGTAGGTGTAGTACCGATGTCTATTCCTGTGCAACGAATATTCAGGGGTATCGGGGCATCGTCTCGAGTTGTTCTAGTTGCCCACCATTCTAGATCTTGTCCTGCACCACATCCTAAGTCAACCAGTGTGCCAATGCTTTCCATAAAGTCATCGTACTCAAACAGTGTGTTGAGTGTTTGTAAACTGTGTGCATGACTGTCGTCATCGTTTCTAAATGTCATAACTGTATATCTTCCATGCCGGCTGCTCGCAGTCTAACCACATGTCCCAACATGAAGTTTTTACTTTCCATTGCTTTCATAATGCCCAAAAATCGATTGCGTAGTAGCGCAACTTCATTGATAATGGTTTCAAAATCAATTACTTCATCCTCGCCATCCACATACTTTTCAGCATCTCGACTGGTCAATGCGCGAGCATACCCTTCTAGATACTTTTGAAAATGTCGTCGACGAATCTTACGCAGTTGTATGTTAAGGAAGTTCAGCACTGCTTCAATCTCCTGTAGTTGATTAAAGCGATGCTCAGTGATACCCGGAAGTGCTGTGATATTTCGTTCAACTATTCCGCCAATGGCACAGTCACGTCGTGCAGAAACAAGTTCATTTTCGTAATGAGCAATAAAGTCTGGAATGGCGCCGAGATCAGCAACAACGCGGTTATACCACATTAGTTTTCCCAGTCATCGTCTTGGTCGTGGTCTTCTTCTTCTTCCTCAGGTTCTTCGTCTTCGGCATAATCTTTATCATTGTCAAGATATGCAGTTAAAGCTGCCTTAACATCGCGATCTCCTGTAAAGGCATCTCGAATATCCTCTGCATCACTGTCATTGTCCATTAAAATTTGTACTAGAGTTTCTGCCGCTTCGGCACGATCTACTGTGTTTATGTAGCGTTTAAGTTCTCCCCAAATTTCTTTGGGTAATTTTACATCAATGGTCATTTTATTTCCTTTTATCTAATTTTCCCGCATAAAGATCTGAGGCACACGCAGTACATCTTTCTTTTTTGCATATTGTATAATCGTTTAAAAAACTAAAATTTTCATCAAACAGATTTCCCAATTCGTCGTTTTTGCATGTGCCTGAGTAGACTGAAAAATCAACATCTATATAGATACTTGTAACTCCAGCGTTACAATGCCAACCTTTCCAATGATGCAAATTGTTATCATACAATTGATTAGCAGATATTTTAATCTCACTACCATCTTGTAATTCTACTATGGCATTACAATGAATATCCTCAGTTAGTACAGCATTCATAAAAATTCCATTTGGTTAGTAACTTTTATCGGGAACTGTTTCTTTCCTTGTCCGAAATCTTTGATTGGATGAGTGTAGCTAACAATTCCGTGTTTCTCTAAAAATGTTTTGTATTGTTTGTTACGAGATTGATGCCAAGACTCATCCATGATATTAACTGATACTAGACATTTATGACTTTGTGCAATCTGGTGTAGATTTACTACTAGATTGAAAAACTTTTTTTCTTTCATAAATTCACTATGTGTAGAAAATGTAATCCAATCACAATAATTTATCATTTCCTTATAATATTCTAGACTAGCTGTGCCATTGGTAATAACCCCAACATTCCCTAGATGCTGGGCAAAACACTCATGTAACCATTTTAAAAAAGGAAGAAAATTTTTATTTAAAGTAGGTTCGCCTCCTAAAAATGACAAATTATATTTGATATTTTTTTTAGGGCTAGCTGACATAATTCGAATCCACGCCGCTTGCAATTTCTCTAATGAATAATCTTTAGATGTTTTATCATGCCATTGATCTGGACAATAACTACAATCAAAATTACACCTTGTTCCAACTAGCCAATGGATTGTAATACCCGGTGCATACTCGCGTATCCGAACAATAGGATTACTGTCAGTTACTACAATCGATTGCATTATTCGTTGATGCTTTCGTCGATAATTTCGTCTACTACTCTGATATCTTTCTGGTTGGCAAAATCTGCCATAAGTTTGTCTAAACAGCCGTTTTCATTTGCTTCCCATTTTTTACGGAACTGTTTGATCACTTCACCATCACTTGTGACAAATACCAAACTGTTGCCTTCTTTCTTGAGAATGTTTTTCTTCTCTGCCAGGTCAACCAATCCAGAATGTGGACTCATACCAGTTGAGTAAGGAATCTTAACTTGCATACCTTCAAACGGTTTAGCATAGCGTGTTTTCATTACTTTACAGCCGGCACGAATACCGTTAACTTCACTTACTTTGTTACCATCTTCATCTTCTTTCAACTTCATTTTCTTCATGGCAACAACAATGCTTGATGCATAGATGAATCCCTGTCCACCACTGATCTTGTCATCGGGATCGAACATGTCTTGGCTTGCGTATGTATGATTAGTAGCAACCAATCCAACATTGTGACTACCAAACATATTAACACAGTTACGAACCAGTGCTGTCAGTGCTTTGGGCTTGCGACCCATGTCACCTTTCATGTCACCTGCTTCAAACTGGTTAACGTCTGTGGGAGTCAACAACATGCCCAACGAATCAATTACCCACAGAACCTTCATGCGTTCTTCATCAGGAAGTGCTTTGTAATCAATCATGAATGTGGAAATTGCTTTGGCCACATCGTCAATCATGCTCATGTTGAGTTTAAGCAACTTTGCTGGATCAGTGTCAACACCCAGTGCATGTAGCCACGATTCGTCCAGTGCATTTTCTGTGTCCACAAGAATAACAAAGATACCTTGTTCTTGTGCGTTTTTAACAATGTTACCACTGCAGATATAACTTTTGCCTGCGCCAGATTCACCAGCAAATACCGTGACCTTACCTAACGGAATACCTTTGTTAAAGTCTCCAGAGATAAGATAGTTTAGTGCATAGTTGCCTGTGCCAATCCAGTCAGTTGGATCGTTAAATCCAATGCTCAAGCCTTGAATGCTTTTAGTAATGTCCTTGCGGAACTTTGAAATGTCGAATGGTTTTCCCATGTGTTATCCTCTTTGTATTGAAAATTTGTTATTAGACAGCAAATTTCTAAAAACAATTATACGATATTTTGTTAAATTATCGTAGAGATCTGGAATATTTCCAATGTTTAAATTATCCCCAGATGGCTGTTTGCTATGTTTTTTGCACCAAGCAACGTATTCAGCACTCAGCGGAATTGTCTGCGAAGGTTGCAAGCTCAGTGTTACATATCCTAGCAATTCATCAAATGAATTTTCATCGTCAAATTCTAAACCGTGGTCGAAAAAAATAAATTTGTTGTACAACGTTCTTCCGAGATGATTAAACGATATGCTCAAATTGGCGTGATGGTTGGTCAACAGTGTTTTATCAAACGGGTTATCAGCAATTTTTGTCCAGGTATCGCTTACAGCAAATTCAATGTTTTTGAACATGAGTTCTAAACTATGAATATGTGGTTCATTCAGTGAACTGTACAATTCTTCAAACCCCAGCTTGGATATCACTACTCCCAACGGAGGAGTCTGTATATCATCCGGAAACATGTCGTGTATCTTTTCTGACAAGTCAGAAAAGTTTGTTTCCCTTCGTCTTTTCTGTATATCGTAAATCAAATTTTGAGAACTTACCCAATCAGCATGCATTTTGTTAAGCAATCGTTGATCAAGGTATTGTTCATGGTCACAATCTTCTAGCTGTAGTTCAGCTAAGTCGTACAACCATTGATTTATTTCCGATGCACATTTTTTGAGTTTTTGTATTCTGTCTAGAATTCTTGATCCGTGTTGTGGATTTTTACAATGAAAACTATTCAGTCCTTGACTGTTTAGTCGGTCAATGTAAAAATCCAACAATACTTGATTCAATGGCTCAAATGGAATTTCGTCCCCTGTGCAATCAAATACTAATTTGTAATTCATAATTGTTAAAAGGCCCACAGGGAGCCTTTTAAATTATCACTGCTTCTGACGACTACGAATCATAGCCAAAATGTCTTGTGCATTTTGACCTGTAGCCGCTGGTTTAGCAACGGGTGCGGATGCCACTGGTGCGTCTTCCTCGTCATCAAATGGTGATGCACTTGCCACTGGAGCAGGTGCTGGGGCAGCCTTTGCTACAGGAGCTGTTGCAGCCACAACGTCGTCTTCAGTTACACCACTGTTGCCGCCTGCTGGTGCAGATACACCTGCTGGACGGAAGTAAGCACCCCAACGCTCTGTGTCATATGCTTGACCATCCACCGATGCTTCAAACATTTCTTTCATGACTTTCACAGCCGCTTCGTCAGGCTTCTTGGGCAAGAATGTGCTCAAGTCAAACAGGCCGTGTGCATCCACTGCTGCCTGTTCCACTTCTGACAGTGCAGACTCTTTACGTGCCCACTTTGAAGTGTTGTAGTCGGCAAAGCCGCCTTTTTGCGTTTTTGTGATACGGAAGTCCAGGCCACGCAAGGTGTCTGTTGGAGTTTCTTCCAGTTCCGGATCCATCAGCGCACCTTTGATAATGGTGAACAACTGAGGACCAATGATGAATCTACGAATGGGATTGTCTGGAGTTTTGTCATCGGCCAGGGGGTTCTCACGAACAAAGCCCTGAAAAATGTAACTGCGTTTTTTCCAGTATTTACGACCCATGTCTTCAAGACTTTTGTCTTTGAACCATGTGCGTACTTCTGTCAGGATTGGGCAGGTTTCTTGCCACATTTCCATACAAGGAACTTGTACGTAAACCTGTTTTGATTCCATCTCGCCTTTGACGCCATTGAATGGCAAACGAATCATTGCTCGTTCTTGCCAAAAGAATGTGTTTTTTGTGTTGCCGTCTGGGAGGAATCGTAGTGTAGTGGATGCGCCTTCTTCCATGTTCCAGTGTGCGTAAATTGCGTTATCGCCACCAGTGGATGCTCCACCTTTGTTGTTGCCTTCTGAGGCTGCGAGACGTGCTCGGATGTCTGCTAATGATGCCATTTTAAGTTGCCTTTCTAGTGTTATAAAATGTTTTCTAAGTTGCCTGTGATGCTAATGAAAAAGCGTGTCACACAAGTAGTGTACACGCTTTTAGTGTCAGCGTCAATGATATTTATGACGCATTTGCTCTAATGACTATTTTATGATCTAATCATTCCGGACAGTTCTCGCAACCGGTGTAGCACATCTTGTTCTGTCTCATCAAACTTTTGCAGTTTACCGGAGTGACCATATTGGCCTTGTAATGATGTGGTTTCTTTAACTTGAGCGGGAGATCCTTTGTTGGATGTAGTGGATCCTAGGGTATCACCAATAGCGTGTCCCGCAAGGGCTCCAAGCGGAGCCATTCCCAGTCCGCCCGATGCACCAGCAATGGCTCCTCCTATTGCTGCGCCGGCTAATCCTTCAGCCATTACTTGGTCAATGAGTTTTTTGCCACCGTACAGCACAGCCAACAATATACCAACTGGAATTGCGTATTTAACTGCGGCTCCTGCCAGTTCGGCAATAGTTTTTCCGTCGATTGCACCACCTACTGCTTGAGCAATCGCACTGGCGGCTTGCCCAGCGTCTCGATATACTTCGCCAACCCCGCCAACCATCTTATCTGCTACATCGGTGATTGCTTGGTATGCACCAACTCCTAGACCGATTTGACCTGCATTCTGTGCCGCAGACTGTGCGGCAGATTTGGCGACATCCGCTGTGCCGCGGCCAATGCCAGCGGCTGTTTTTCCAGCAACTTGGGCTCCGGCTTTGCCTGCACCTGATGCCATCTGACCCAGTTTAGGACCAACTTTGGCCAACAAGGGTATAACAGCTCTTGCGCCTGCTGCCAACAATGGAGCAATTTCATTTAGTTGTTCTTCTTTGGACATTTCGCGACCTAACATGGCACCACCGGTACCGCCTGCGGCACCACCTACCACGCCACCTATCGCTGCGCCAATTGGACTCCCGGTTGCTAATGCACCCAATGCAGATCCAGCAACTGTTCCGCCAACACCGCCTAATGTTCCGCCGGCAAGTTCGCTTTTCCACCCTTCGCCTAGTAATCTTTTAAGATCATTTAGTTCGTCTTGGAATGTTTCTTCCAGAGGCGGGTTACCGGTTGTCACTGCAACCTCTTCTGCCATGTTGCCCAATGATTGTTCAACCTGCTTGATCCAGCCACTGACATCACTGCTGCCAATTTCTTCAACGTCGCCCACAAAGTCTGCAACTTCATCAATGGCGGCTGTTACTTTTTCAGGACCATATTTGCTTAGTAAGTCTGCACGTTGCATTAAAATTCTACGTGTAATAGCACCGGCCACCGGACTGTCTTCCATACCTTCTGTCATACCTTCTGTCATACTTTCATCCATGTCATCTTCTGGCTTGCCATACAAGTATGTAACAACTCCCATTGGGCTTATAACGTGCGTAACATCAATATTGTCGTCATCATATTGAGCCAATAACTTTTTGGCGCCAACAACTTCATAACGTGCTGGCTTGTATTCGTCAACTACTTCGTCACCGTCCATGACTCTCCAGATATCGTTGCGTTGATAATAGAATTTATCTCTTTGTTTAGTCTCTTCGTCCACAACCTGCTGTGACATATTCATTCCAGATAGTTCACGCAAACGGCCGATTGTATCTTGTTCATCTTCGTACATGCTGCCGCACTCCATCAAGCCGTGTTCTGGGCAGTGTTCGCCTTCAGCCGTGTAGTTGCATGATCCGTCTGTTTCTTCTTCACCAAATGCATCTTGTGCGGCACTGCCTAGTTTGGCACCTGTCATTGCACCACCTGGGCTCTTTGTTAGTGCGGCACCGGCGGCACCTCCAAGGACTGCTCCAAGCATGCCATCTTGCAATAGTTCATTGTTCATTCCGCCATCAACTGAATATTCTTCATCATCTTGTTCGGCCACAGGAGGGGGTGGCACTTCTGCTGGTGCTGGTGCAGCGGCTACTGGTGCTTCTGGAGCCACTGTAGCAGGAGCCAACTGTTCTGATCTGAGTGCGTCTAGCACTGGCTCAAAATCTTCAAATCCTTTGTTGGACATGTCTTTGATACGTGCAATAACCAAATTACGGCAATCAGCATTGGCATCTTGTTCGGCCAGATCTTGCAGTTGATCGAACAGGATGTCGTCACCGACCAAACTGTATAGTTGTTCGGTTGCATTGGTTGCATCTGCACCAACTGGCAACTCTTGTGACAACAGCGCAATGAGTTCTTGCTGTTGCTCTGGGGTGTTGGGTGTGGCCCATGTGCCTTCTAATAGGTTTTCGGCCCAGGCTTCAAATATGTTTGCTTCTTTCATTGCAGTTCCTTGTTGTTGT